TGTATGAACATATTGTCTCTTTTCATTTGTGATAATTGTGGATTACCACCTTTTAGAAAATGAAACATTCTTTTTACTTCTTGTTTTAACCAAGTATGCTCTGTGCCTACTGGTGCCTCGTTTACTGTGTATGGTGGTTTACCTTCTGGTAATAACCATTCTAATTTAGGATCGAATGAACCTTTTAAAAACATTCTTAATTCATTTGTATCATATTTTCTTAACACTTCTATCTTACCAGGTTTATCTTTTTTATTGTTTACCTTTGTAAGTATTTCGTGGTACGAAAAAGCATAATTATCATTCATTTAAAACTCCTCTATTTTGCCAATCAATGATTGTAAATCATTCTTTATTAAATAAGGTAAAATATCACTTTTACTCTTTGGTTCTTTTTCTTCATACTGTTTATATATATCATCTTGGATATCTTCTGGTATAAAATCAAAGTCAATAAGTCTTTGATTTCTTTGGAAGTTTCTATAATGATATTCATTACAAAATTCTTTGGCATCTTCACCTCTCATAAGTGTGTCAACCCAACCAACAAGTTTCTTTTTCATTATTGGTTTAGATTTTATGCCATTTATAAAGGTATCATCTGGTGATAAAAAGTTTGGTATGCCATCGCCAGGATCACCTCTTAAAATATGTTCGTAGATATATTCTTGCGGACTATCTGTTTCGTAAAATTTTTTAAGTACAGGTGAGTATTGTGTTACATTAGGATATTTCTGCAATTGTTGAAAGTCTTTATCACTACTAATAATTAAGTATTTGTTTGTAAACCATTTCTTTACATTCTTTTTAATTATAACTGCAATTACATCATCTGCCTCTACGCCATCTAACTTAACAACTTTGTATGGAAAATTATTTTCTAATTCTTGTCTTATGATGTCCATGTATTCGTAGATAATATCAGAGGTATCATCTTGTTCTCTACCTTCTCTACGCTTTGCTTTGTAATGTGGAAATATATCTCTACGCCAAGGGTGTGCCCCATCTACGGCAATAACTACTTCTGGTCCATATTCTTCTCTATGATTATGTACATACCCTCGAATAGAATTAAGTATAAGATACCTTGCCATTTCTGGTGTAGGTAATTTTTGTTCTTGTTTTAGTGCAATCACAATATTAGCAATTGCTAATTGTGAATAATCAATCAGAATCATTTAGGTCAATCTCGCTTTCAAATTCAATATCATTTTCTGTTAGTTCTTTTGTGTTTGTAACTATTTCTGTACCAGAATAATTAGCCACACTATATCTTTTCTTACCTGCATTTTCTACATACATTAAATTGTTTGTAATGTCATGGAAAGGGTGTGATATATCTAACTCTCTATAAATCATGGCACGGAATGCTTCTAGGAATATACCAACATCTAAAAATGTTTTATCACCAGAAACCTTTCCAATATCTAATCCCTCGTTTTGTAATGAACCAATAACTTGTATCACTAAATCGTCCGTTAGTGAATCCGCATATTGTTTAGATTGTATGTCTAATATCTTTTTCTGTTTAGATTTTATATTAGTTTTAATCTCTTCACCACTAGGGAATGCATATACTTTTGCCGTCATAGTTTTTCGCCTGCGAAATTAATTTTACCTTCGTTAATTAAGTATTCTCTTAGGTCTGTAAATCCACCTATGAGTTTATCGTCTACCATTATCTGAGGCATACTTCTTACAGGTTTGCCAATCATTTCAAACATTTGGTCGATAGTGACGGTATAGTCTCCGTCACCACCTTCAGTTGTATTACCTAAGTGATAAGTTTCGTAAGGGATATTGAGTTTATCTAATAACTCTTTAGCCCTCACGCAAAATTGACAATTAGGTTTAGTAAATACTTTATACATTATTGAATAATAATCTCCTCTACGGTTTCAACTGGAACTGCGGAAATCTCATCTTCTAGTTCCTCAAATCGTTCTTCACCTTTAGATATACTATTTAGTTCAATAGCGGCCTGGTCTTTTACATAGTCTTTGAGTTTGTTATATTCACCCAAAGGTAACTGTAATCCCATCCACACTCTATACTCTTTGTTAGGTGTGATAGAAACTTCAACTTTCCATTGTTCATAACCTTGAACCTTTGTGTTCTTAATTATGTTAATGATAGTATTATTGGTTTCAGTTACAGTAGTCTTGGCACTATCTTGTCCAACTTCTTCAATGTATGTTTGAGATTTACCATTAATCTCACCTTGTAATACATCAGCGATATCAGCCTTAGCAATTATCTTTGCTTTCTCCATCGCAAGTTGTAAGTCAGGACTTGTTGCCGTACCTACACCATAGACATAGAATTTATCTTTTTGATTAAAGATACCTTTCTTTGCCACCTTCTCAGCATACCAACCAGGGATTTCTTCAATCATACCAGTTTTGGTAATGCCTTCGTTCTTAACAGGTTTCGTGCTGTTACATGCAGCCACAAAAAATGTTATTAGTATCATTAGTAATATTTTATTCATGTGCGTTCACCACCTCTCTAATAATTTCAATAATTCCATGGTATATCTGATAACCAATATCAGGTCCATATATTACTACTGCGGTATAACCTATGATTATACCCAGAATGATTTTAAACATCAATACCTCCATGTGCCATCTTTATTCAAACATACTTTCTTTGGCAAACCCAAAGTCCCCTTTACATATCTACAATATTCTGGCACAGAAATACCTTGATAGTAAAACTCAGCAAATAGAGACCAATAACTTGGCCCTACATTTCCATCAGAGCAAATCATCTTTGTTTCTAATAAAGTTTCTTTGTCTGGTGTATAAATCTTTTCAATCACACAATTACTTGCCGTCTCTTGGGCAAATGATGTGGCAATATGATGACCATATGCTTGATTTGATATAGAGTAAATAGACATTACTATAAGAACAAATACAAAGGCAATAGTCATTATAATTAAATTTCTCATAATACCCTTTCAATAATTTTCCAACGACCATCTGGTAACATACAAGCGGTACCAAATTCTGTACTTCTATCTCTACCTGTCATTGAATAGATAGGAAAAGTATCTTTAATGTCTACCGTAGATGTATAATCTGCACATTTAAAACCATTCTTTATATAACTTCTAGTAATTTTAATATCACCTTTGTTACCAGTATTTGGATTATGCCATAGTAAAAAACTAGATTTACCAGATGGCATATTATTTAAATGATCAATAAACATTTCACTATGTACCGTTCTATCACCCATACCCATGTTAGAGCAACCTGCTAATAACATACAACTAAATAAGACTTTCAACTTCATCTTTAGTAAGTGGTTTGTCATCTTGTCCTTGTATAGGTTCAATATCGTCAGATAATATTTTTTCATTGACGGTCTTTTCTTTTTCCCACCAATCTTCATCATCATCTTGTTTTGTTTTTTCTGGCCATGCTTTGTTACCTAACCAACTGTCTGCTAAACTTTGCCAATCAACTTTGTATGGTAAATTTAACCCTTTCATTTCTAATAAGAAACTTGCCTTGCGTTCATCAGTTTTATAAGAGTTAAACTCTTTGATTATATCAGGCATTGATAGTGTATTTTCAAGTATTTGTTTTTTAGTTGCCATAATTATCGACCTATATCTTTTATATCTTTACGACCAACTACCATAGATGGCCCTTTGTTGTAAGCAGGTGCAATCGTATATTGTTTACTTACCTCTAACTTTTCATTAGAAACTGGTTTAGTACCACTAGACTTATAAGTAGGTGCATTTTCAACTTTGATATTGTTTGAAAATGTTTGTAACTTACCAACTTGGTCTAATGGTACTACTACTCGGGGTTGTCTCAATCTACGATTAGGGTCAATACCCATAGATCGTAATAACTTGTTTTGTTCTTCTTTTGCTTTGTACCAAGACTTTGACTTTACAACTTTTTTGTATCGTCTTGGACTTGAATTATGAGTATAGATTAATGCCATAGTGTTATTATATCAGGTTTTGTTTTATTTGTCAAGTCTTAATTTTTGTTGCTTTTCTCGTCTTTCGTACTCAGCATTTATCATTTCCTGAGTCCAATCTTTACCGTACCAGGTATAGTCTTTGTCATAATCATGTATTAACATGAAGTTAGATTTTTGACCGTAGTCCATGAAGTAGTCTTCATTTTCAGGTATCAACCCAGAAGGACCATTATAAGATGAACGGTATACTTCTTTGTATGTTTTGAAGTATTGGTCGTCATCTACAATAGAAATTTCTGTATGGAAACATCTATCAGAAATACCTTTCTCTTGTTGATAATCAAAATACTTGGTATCACATTCTTTTAACAATTCTGGATCTTTCTGCATTTCTAAAAATTTAGATAATTCAGAATATGGTATATTTCTATAAAGGGTATAGTTACTCTCAAAGTTATTACCACTATCGTATTCAGT